CGCTGCGCCTTCCACTCCTTGGTCAGCTCGTCGAGCTCCGTTTTGGCCGTAGCGCGCAGCTGTTTGATCTGCTCGTCGGTCTCTTTCCGGAGCGTTTCGCTTTCCTTGACCGCCTGCGCCGTAGCGAGCGCTGACTTCTGCTTCCAGAGGTCCACGTACTCGGTCAGCTGCTGGTCGGTCATGTGGTTGAGGCTGTAGATGTTGGCCGCCGCGTCGACGCCCATCTCCTGCAGGCTCTCGATCAGATCTTTCGGAACGCCCTTGCGTTTCTCGAGCTCGCCGAGCTCACGCTCCCACAGGGCGAGCCCCGCGACCTGCGTCTTGAGGTTGGCCAGCAGCTGCTCGCCGGTGTACCCCTCCGCATCGAACACCTCGAAGAGGTCCATCTGCGACATGATGTCGCGCTTACGATCCGCGACGGCATCCTTGTACGCCTGCTGCAGGTCCGCCACATCAGCTTTCAGCTGGTCGTTGATCTGCTTGGTGTCCTCGGCGTAGCTTTTGTCGAGGTCCTTCAGCGCGTCGTACCACGCCTGCTTGGCCTCGTAGTATTTCTGGTCAGCGTCGATACGTTCCTGAGTGCCGGTCTTAAAGGCTTTCCGCGCCTGCTCCCAGTACTGCCACTCGGCCTTCATGGAGACTTTATTCGCGTTGTAGACCTTATACGCGGCCAGCGCGCTGTCCTGCGACGATGCCGCCGCGGCCCTCTGGCTCTTTACCTCCTCGGCCTGCTGCGCTTTGAGATCTTTGATCTGCAGCGTGGCGTCGATCCACGCCTGCGTGCCCTTCTTCAGCCGCTTCCGGACGCCGGTCCAATAGGTGATCTCTTTCTGCGTCGACCAGTCGGACAGCTTGCTCCAGTTGCTGTAGTACTTATCCGCGGCGCTGTAGACGTCGCTGTAGTAATCTGCCGCCGATTTTTTAACCTTCTTGGCGTTCTTTCCGGAGCCCTTTGTCTCAAACCAGCTGACGCCGAAATTGCTGGTGATCTTTTTTGCCGTGGCCGCGGACAGGCCCCGCGTCTGCAGGAGCGCCTTCTCAATGTTTTTTGATGCGGCCTTGTAGGCATCGGTCCCTTTTTTGACGTGCTTCTGCACCTGCTGCCAGTAGTAGAGGCTGTCCTGCGCGCTGACCTTGTGGGCCTTCTTGTACTTGGCCATCCACTTGGTCGCCTTGGACAGCACCGCCGCGGACATCTTGTCCGCCTCTTTGCTGGCCAGAGATGCCTTATCTTTGATACCAAACGCCATGCCTCGGGCGATCTGGTGGCCGACCTGCTTGCGGAACGCTTTGGACGGCGACTGGATCTCCAGCTTTGCCTTGGCCGCTGCCAGCGCGCTTGACGCCATGCTGGCCGCAGCAGAGATCGCGGCGGACGCGCCGGAGCTGATGCCGGACGCGACGCCCGCGGCGATGTTGTAGCCGATGCTCCAGGCCGAGCCAGTGTAGGCCGAGGCGCCCGATACCGCGGCGCTGCCGAGTCCGTATCCTGCGGCCATCGCGGAGCCTGATGCAGACGAGACGCCCGCGGCGAAATTCTGCCCGGCCGCCGTGCCGTGCGCCTGCAGGTTGGCCTCCGCGGTGCTGACGCCCTGCGTCGCCGCCTGGCTCAGACTCTCACCGGCAGCGGACGCGTCACCGGTCGCCGCGGACAGCCCGGACACGTAGGACTGGCCTGCCGTGGTGCCGGTCTCGCCGATGCCGTCACCGGCAGCAGCTAATCCCTCATTGACCGCCGTGCCGATGCCCTCGGCAGCGGCCCCGGCGTCTGCCTGGCCGCTCTCCAGGGATTCAACCATGCCGGACGCGGCGCCCTCGCCTGCCGTCTGGCCGGTCTCCTGGGCGTCGGATTCCATCTGTGCCAGGTCGCTGATCAGCTGCTGGTATGCGGCGATCGCGGCAGGGTTGCCCGCCTCGATACCGGCTTTGAGCTCTTCCGGCACGTCAAGGCCCGCCGACTCGGCGAGTCGGACGACCTCGGAGACCTGGCCGTCGATCGCCCCGGCGATCTGCGCCATCGCCACCGCCGGTGTCGAGGATCCGTTCGCGATGCCCTCCGCGAATCCCTTGGGCAGTGCGACGCCCATCCGCTGCGCCATGGCGACCAGGCTGTTGATCTGTTTGCTTACGTCAGGCGACCAGCCCTCGAGCGACGCGGCGTCCGTGATCGTCTGGATCGCTTCCTCGTACTCCTCGGCGGAGCTGCCCAGGGCGTTGGCCGCGAGCGCCAGGCTCGTCTCGTTGAGGGCCTGGGCGCGGGCCGTCTGCTCCGACAGGTCCATCGCCTCGCCCCACTGCTCGGACAGCTGGGCCAGCTTGGGCACCTCGCCCTCCGCAGTGTTCTCAACGTCGGCGACCATCGCCTCGACTGCCGACGCGTAGGCAGGACCCTGTTCGAGGATATGCTGATAAAACTCCGGAGAGATCGTGCCTTTTTCGACCTCGGCCCACAGGGTGGCCATGTTGTCGCGCCAGCCGGCCAGCATCTCCAGCTGGCCCTCGACGTTGGAGATCATCTCATCGACCGACGTGCTCTCCTCAGGCGGTTCAAACGGCTTGAGGATGTCGATCTGGCTCTCCATGTCCTGCTTGATCCGGTCATAGAAGCCCTCGTAAGCCTCTTTGACGGCCTCGATCGCTTCCTTCTGCGCCTCGGCGCTTGCTTTCGCCGCTGCCGCCAGATCCTCGTCGGACTGCTGGAGATCCTCGTAAGTTTTGGCCAGAGACTTGGCGGTCTCGGCCTGCTCTTCCTGCGACTTAGAGACGTCGGAGGAAGTGTCAGCGACTTCTGACTGCTGATCGCCGAGCAGCCCGTACTCCTCGTTCAGGGTCTCCAGCGCCGCTTTGGTCTCGTCGATGTTCTTCTGGGCCGCTGCCATACCGGCATCGGCGTCCTCCTGCGCAGAGGTCGCTTTTTCAAGGGCGACCTCGGCGTCGAGGACCTCGCGGTAATAATCGCCGAAACCGCCGGTCAGGTAGTCGGTGGACGCCTGGTTTTTCTCTTCGGCAGCGGTCAGGTCGTCCGTGGCCTGCTTGACCGCGGCGTCTGCCTTGGCCTTGGCCACCATCGCCTCGGCCAGCGCGTCGTAGCTGTCCTTCTGGGCCGCGATGAGCGCCTCCTGCATGACCAGGGCCTCGGTGTTGTCGAACATCTCGGTCAGCTGCTCGTTGGTCAGGTTGATCGCGCCGGTGGTCTCATCAAAATGATCGCGCAGGCCGGGCATGACCTCGGAGAGCGCGTCCACTGCGTTTCTGGCCTGGTAGATCTGGAACTCATCGAGGGTGCCGCCCTCCATCGTGATCCCGTTGAGCTCCAGCAGGACGGACTTATAAGCCTCAAGGTCCGCGACCTTGGACTTGCCCTCCGCCATGTGTTCGTCAGCGGATCCCAGGAGCTCCTGGACGTGCTTGTTGGTGTTTTCGACGTCCTCGATAAATGTCTCGAGCTCCGTTCTCTGCGGCGTCAGGGCATCCGTGATGCCGCGGATCACGCCCGTGGCGGTCTGCACAAGACTGCGCAGCGGGCCCTGGACATAGGAGTAGAGCCTGATGCCCAGGCCCTCCAGCGCGGAGTTGAGGCCCTTCACATCGCCCTGCAGGTTGTCGGTCATCGTGATCCGCATGTCCTCAGCGGATCCGGCGCAGTTATCAAGCTGCTGTGCATAATTGGAAAATGCCGACTCGCCGTCCTCCGCCTCACCGGCGAGGCCGGCCATGATCACCTGCAGGTCAGCGTAGTGGCTCTGGCCTGCGATCGCTTTGGCCATGCTGGCCTGCTGCTCCTGCGTCAGGGTCGACCAGACCCCGGACATCCCGCCGAGGATATCCGACAAACTCGCCATGTTGCCCTCGGAGTCGTAGATCGATACGCCGTACTCCTCCAGGGCAGACGCGCAGCCCTTGGTATCGGTGGCGAGCCTCGTCATGATCGCGTTGAGCGCGGTGCCGGCTTCGCCGCCTTTGATACCGGCGTTGGCCATGACCATCAGGACCGCCGTGGCGTCCTCCATACTGATGCCCATGGACGCGCAGGTCGCGGCCACGTTTTTGTAAGCCTCGCCGAGCTGGTCCACGTCTGTGTTGGAGTGCGCCATGGCGTAGGCCATGACGTCGACCATCCGGCCGCTGTCCGATGCGCTCAGGCCGAACGCGGTCAGGTTATCGGTGACGATGTCGCTGGCCCGCGCGAGGTCCATCTGCCCCGCTGCCGCCAGGTTGACGACCCCGTCGACGCCGTCCAGCATCGAGTTGACGTCCCATCCGGCCAGGGCCATGTAACCAAAAGCGTCGCCGACCTCAGTCGCCGAGAACTGTGTGCTCGCACCGAGCTGCTGGGCCTTTTTTGCGATCAGGTCCATGTCGGACGCGGATGCTCCGGAGAGCGCCTCCACCTTGGACATGGACGCTTCAAAGTCACTGCCGACCTTGACCACATACTTGGCGGCCTCGATCGCCTTCTTGCCCAGCTCCTGCAGCGCCTTGGTCGCCAGGCCGACAGCGGCGACTTTAAACGCTGTTTTCCAGCCGGAATCGAGCTTGTCGACCTTGCCGCCGGCATCCTCCGCCTGGTCCCCGGTCTCCTTGATCTCGTCGCCCATTCCGTCGATGGACCTTGCGCAGCCATCTGCGGACGAGGCGGCCTCATCCATGTACTGCTCGTTTTTGGCCAGCTCTTTGTTGCACTCGCCCAGCTCCCGGTTGGCCGAGTCGACCTCGGATCCCCACTTAGCGACGCGGGACGCCGCGGCCGAGGTATTGGAGGCCTGCTTGGTCACCGCCTCCTGCAGGCGCTCGACCTCTTCGGTCTGCTCTTTGTAGGCGTCGGAGCTGGTGTCTCCGGCTTCCTCCATCTTCTGCTGGGCTTTTCTCGCTGCGTCCAGCTTGGTGCGCAGCTCCTCGAGCCTGTCCGCCTGTTTGCGGTATGTCTCATTGGCCTGATCCAGGCCGGTCCGGGCAGCGGCCACCCGGGCTTTGAGGCTGTCCTGCTGCCGGGACAGGGCCTCATGTTTGGCGGTCAGGGCCTCCAGCGTGTTGGCCTGGCCGTCGAAGGCCTCGCCGACCGCTTTCACCTCACTTTTCAGCGCGGACGCGGCCTGCTTGGCACTGGTCAGCGCGCTCTTGAACTCTTTTTCGCCGTCGAGCGCGAGGACCAGACCGATCTTACTTGGCATGCCTATCAACCTCCGTTAATGTCTGTATGCGGAAAAAGGGCGCCCCGGAGGGCGCCCTGTGCAGTCAATATTAACCCGCGAACATCTCGACGCTGTCGATGTCCGTCTCTTTTTTCTTGCCGTTGGCAATGAGGTGCTCGTCGATGAGCAGGTAGATTTTCCTCAGAGTCATCTCCCAGACATCCGCCTCACTCAGGCGCAGGACGCTCGTGCAGGTGTACAGGAGCCTCGCCACGTTGACCGCGGAGCTGCTCTCTTTCGCGGCGTCCTCATCGTCTTCATCATCGTCGTCGTCCTCGTCGTCCGCCTCAGGCGCGTCCTCAGTAAAGAGGGCCGCGACCTGCAGGGCCGTCCCGGTGAGCGTCTCCGGCTTGAGCTGCCGGATCACCCCCAGCGCCGTGGCCCCGGGCTCCCCGTTTGTGCGGAGCAGCGCGGCCAGGACGCCGGCGAGGATCTCAAGGCCCTTTTCCGTCACCTTGCCCTCGGCGACCGCAAAAATAGCGCGGATCGCATCAAAAATAGGCAGGTTGAGGGACGACTGTACCTCATCGACCGCGGCCAGGGAAAAGAGCAGCTCGTGCTGCTCCCCTCCCAGCAGCAGCGCCCTGCGCTGCGGCCGCAGATCACTCATGATCAGGAGATGCTGGCCTTAGTGTCGAGCCAAGCCTTGGCGGCTGCCTCGGTCGTAAAGATGGCCTCCTCTTTGACCACGCCGCTGTCGTCCGGGTACGCGGTGCCCTCGATGGTCCTGGTCTGGAAAGTCACGGTATCAGCCTTGGTCGCGCCGTTGGTGGTCGGCTCGGCAAACTGCACCTTGTGCAGCCAGATCGCGTCGAAGGACAGGATGCCGTTCTTCTTGCGCCTGCGGTAGAAGCCGAGGCCGCCGAACGGTGCGATGTCATCGATAGAAACGGAAACGCTCTCAGGCGTCCCTGCGGTGGGCGGGTTTGCAGTGGAGTCTCCTTCCACCGCATCGACATGGGTGTGGCCGAGCAGGTCGGCGTAGACCTTGAGGGAGATGTCGTCCGCCTCGAGGGACAGGCCCTCGTTGGTGATAGATTTGTCAGTTTCGGCGATGCCGTCATCCGCGTACAGCGTGACGTCCGCGTTGGACGGCGTGCCGGTGTAATTGATGGCCTTGCCGATCACAAAGCCGGCTTCAGCACCATCCGGAAGAAAAACAGGGTACTTAAGACCAATATGAGCCATAGTTAACCTCCTGTAGCTTTTGCAGGTCAGCGGCGCCCCTCATGCGGGGCGTCGGTGTGTCAGTGGTTACTCGTCATCATCTGCGAGATCGTAGTCATTTTCGATCTCAAATGTGAAAACAACATGCCGGATCTGGCCATCCTGCACGGACGCGTCCGTGATCTCGGGATAGGTCGCACCGGCGTCGAGCAGCGCCCGGCGCACCCGGCGCTGCATGTCGAGGTAGTCCTCGTCGAGCGGGCAAAAATAATGCAGCTGGTACTCCCCGACCAGCTCGACCGGGCCGTCATCGCCTGAGACGACGGGGCGGTCGATAACCGGATTAAAGGTAAAGTACCTCTCCCCGGCTTCCGCGTAGAAATCCGGAAGCACCGGCAGCCCCGTGAACGACAGCGCCTCGATGAGGATCTCGTTGATCGTCTTTGCCATCATTCACCTCCTGCACTTTTCACAAAATCGTCGAAGACCTCCTCCATGATCCGCTCGCACTCCGCCTGGACGGCGGCAGCGGCCGCGGATCTGAAGGGGCTCGGCGCCTGGTGTACCCCATGCGGGGTGCGCACGCCGTACTCCAGCCAGCGTGCCCGCTCGGAATAGGCGTGTCCGTCACGGCCGCCCACAGGGCGGACCGCTGAGAAGACGCCAAATTCATTCTGTTTGGCCGGTGTAGCTTTGAAAGATCCGGCCAGCCCGCCGGTGGCGTAGCCGCGGCTTGCCGCTGCCGCCACGTGCGAGCGCACGGATGCCTCGAGGATCGGCGCTGCGGCGTCGACCGCTTTTTTGGCCGCCTCCACGTTGCCCTCGATCAGGATGTCAAACATGTGATCGAGCTCAGTGAACCCGACCTCTCTCGCTCTCGCCATCACTCAGCCCTCTTTGATGTCTTGGTCCAGATCTCCATGTACTCGTGCGTGTCCCCGTAGGGGTTGACATAGACTATCCCATAGTCATCGTTGTTGTATCGCACGAACATGTCGGTGCTGATCTCCGCCGGTGAGTACCTCACCAGGAAGCGCTGGCGCGCCTCAGCAAACTCGCTGTTGGCCCTGACCAGCTCCTGCCCGCTCGTCCAGGAGACGCGCGCCCAGCAGCTGCGGACGACGGTCACCTGTTTCTCGGTGGCAAATCCCCGGGCATCCCGCCCGGCAGGCTTGATCCTGACGATCTGGATCCTGTGCCGGAGCTCGCCCGCATTAACGTACATCCCGCCACCTCCTCTACAGGAGGTTGACGGAGTGCATGTTGAGCGCGCTCCAGATCATGCGGTTTACATTTTTTTCCTGCGTGCCGGTCACGTAGAGGCCGCGGTTGTCATGCATATCCTGCACGATCACCATGACGACGGCCCAGAGGTCCTCCCTGGCGTCGACCCACGCCTCATCGCGTCCGGTGTAATCGCAGATATAACGTCTCGCGGCGGCGAGCATCGCCTGCAGCTCGGTCTCGCTATATTCGCCATCGCTCAGCCGCAGATAATCCGCGACATCAGCGACGGTGATCTCTCCGACCATCACTTGGCGCTCACCGCCTTTTTACGGCTCCCCCGCTTTGGCGCTTCCGCCTTGGGCGCTTCCGCCTCGGCGGCGGGTGCGGCGGGCTTTTCCGTCTTTGCCGGCTCGACCGGCACAACATAGCCCGCCTGCAAGAGATCCGCCAGATAGTCCTTATCGGTTATCTCGCGGATCTCACCGATTGCCATGCACAGGGGCCCGCAGAAAGATTTGGTTGCTTTTACCTTCATGCGGTCCTCCTTTCAAATTATGCCTGCGGGTCAGCGGCGGCTGCCTTAAGCAGCGCGACCTTCTGCTCGTTCTCGATTTTCGCGTCGACATCGATCCAGCCGACGACACCGACCACGTGCTGCGTAGCAAAACGCTCGCGGAGCACCTCGATCTCCAGGTCCTCGGCCAGCTTAACGGCCAGTCCGGACGGATCCAGATAAGCGACCGCCGCGTTGCCGGCAGTACCCATGACCGGGGAGGCGTCGGAGCAGTAGACCGGCGCACCGAGGAGCGTGTAGCCCCAGCGTGCGGTCATGTCCCTGTTGAGCAGGTAATTGTCATCTTTGTCTTTCAGCTTCCTGATCGCAGTCCGGGTGGCTTTGTTCATCACCCAGATGCACTGAGACTGATAAGCGTCCGGGATCGCCTCCTGCAGGTTGATCAGGTCGTCGCCAGTGAGGAAGGTCTTGGCGCCGGCAGTCACGGTCTGCGTCGCGTCCGCGATACCGCGGATCTTGTTGGTCGTGCCGTTGATGATCTCTTTGTCGAGCCATTTGGCGATAGCCTCGGCCATGCGGTCGATCACGTAGTTGACAAGGTCAAAGCTGCTGTTGTTGATCAGGCTGCGGCTGATCTTGGTCAGCGCGCCACCAAGGAAGCTCTGCAGCGTGACGCTCTGGAAAGCGCCGGAGGTGCTGAGCAGATCTTCGAACTCGCTCGCGTAGTCCACGGTGATCGTGGAGCCGGTTCCTTCGACATATTTCGGAATCGTGAGCGTGCCGCCCACGTTGTAGCGGGTCGCCATGCCATACAGCGGGGAGATGTCCGCGACCTTGGTGATGATCTTGTTGGCGATGGATGCCGGGATCACAGCGCCGTTGGCGCCCTTGGTCATGTTGACGTCGGTCGGATCGGTCCTCTGCTCGACCAGGTCGCGCAGATAAGCGTCAAACGCGCGGACCTCGGCAGCTTCCTGCTCCTCGGCAGTCCTCTGCTCGGCCGGTGCCGGCTCTTCGTTCAGCTCCAGATCTCTGGCTCTCTTCTCAGCCGCGATCGTTTTGTCGAGGTCTTTGATCTGCTTTTCAAGATCCTCGAATTTAGTGTTTTCCTCGTCGGTCATCGCCCGCTCTTCGGTCTTGACCAGGGCGAGGATAGCGTCGAGCTCGGCCTTAAGACCGGCCCTCTGTTCCATGAGCTTTTTAAGCATTTGTTGTACCTCCTGTAGATTTTGCAGGTCAGCGGCGCCTCTCATGCGAGGCGTCGGTGGTTAATAGTTTTGCGTTTTACAGCTCGAGGGCGCGCACGCGCGCCTCGTAGGTGCGGAGACGCTCCGCAGCGTCGTCGTCATCCGGATCGTCGTCCGGGTCTTCCGGATCCGCGGTATCCTCAGGATCACCGTCCAGTTCCTCCGGATCCTCGGGATCCGCCGGAGGCGGCGTCTGGTCAACAAACTCGGCCTCAAGGTCCGTGGCACGGATCTCCACCGTCGCGTCGTCATCCTGCTCCGTGTCTGCCCTCACCTCGATGGAGGTGGACGAGTACGCCGGAATCTTGTTCATGACCAACGAGATCTCACTGATGTCGAAATCCCTGACATGCCTGATCGGCAGCCCGTCTGCCCTGGTCTCGACATCATCGGCCACATGGCGCATATCGAAAGACCAGCCGCGCAGCTTCCCGGTCCTTGCGCCCTCGATGACCTCCGGATCCGTGACCACGGACTCGGCGTACAGGCCGACCGCGTCCTCGCGTGCCTTGAGGCTGCCGTCGCCGGTCGACGCAAGTGCCCTGCGCTCGTCATGGTCCAGGAGCATCCGGAGCGATCCGGCGCGCTCGAGCGCACGCGCGAAAGCGCCCTGCTCGATGACCTCGATCACTCTGCCCCTCGGCGTCAGCACCGGTCTGGACTGCCGTCCCGGCACGTTGACGTAGCCGCTGATGTGGAGCGATCCATCCGCTCTAAGTTCAGCTTTCACCTTCTTCACCTCCCTTCCGCCAGTTTTCAAACCATTTGCGGGCCAGCTCGGCGTGGAGGGCTTTTGCCTCTTCGGTCCGGGTCTGATCCGCATCTATCCTTGCGAGGCATTCCTCGAGCGTCGTGTCCATGACATGGACCTCAGCTCCGGATCTCCGGGCGAAATCCCGGATCTCGTCGCGCCTCGAGGATCCAGTAATGATGTAAGCCCTCGACGGGCTCCTGCCCTCTCCGATCGCGTTGAGGGCCGCGCCGCGCATGGCCAGCAGGACCGGGATGGCGCTGTCCGCGTCGTGCCCGGTGTCGTGCTCCCCGGATCCGGGCAGCACCGCCTGGCGCATCCTGTCGAGGTCGATCACGATCTCGTCCGGCTTGCGGATCGACTCCACCCAGGTCGTTTTACCTGATCCGGGCGGCCCGACGACCAGCACGTTGTCTCCTGCCGCCCTGCTCTCAGGCAGCTGCGCGCCGGTCTCGAGATCGTTGAGCTGCTGCGCCGCGTTGGTGTTGGGCGTGTAGACCTCCCCGGTCTCCGGGTTGATCAAAACGGCATCGAGGCCCACAGTCAGCCAGTTGAAGCCGATAGGCTCCAGGTCCTCCATCTGACGGACTTCGTCGATCTGCAGGAAATTCTTTTCCAGGCCGATCTTGTAGGCCTCGTAGCGCTCCTTGGTATC